CTGCTATTTCAATCTCTTCAGAAACAATCATTGGATTATTTCCCGCACTGATGGATATTAACCGTTTGAGGGTTGAGTCGGCCCGTATGCCATCTGCATAGTGTTGTCGCAGCATAGTTATCCTGTGCTTTGACAAATTGGTTTGTGAATACTTGATGGTCATTCCGAATTTCGAACAGTGATCCATGATTTTCGAGAAGACAGATTGCACCATGGGCTCTGAGGCTTGTCGTATCGTGAGTATGGCATTCACATCATCCGAGTAGACCATGATGGTCTTGACGGTAATATCTGTCATGATTCTCATTAATTTCATCATGATCGTTGTGTGTAGTGTCCACAAGGGATTGAGCCACCCTTCGATTCCACCAAGTTGTCCATGAGACTCGATGACTTTGTCCAGATACTCATCATAGTGATAAACTGTGAGGCTGGAGAAATAATGACCCAGTGCACCCCAGCCATTGTACCCGAAAAGGTTCCCAATGAATTCTGACAGTTCGTATGTGTTCTCATACTGCATGGATTGATTGTGTCCTTCTATATCCAGGAGCAATGAATAATTGTCCTTCTGGCTCAATTCTCTGGAAGCTTCGTGGATGAGAGATTTCCTCTTCCTGTCTGTGGGAGTCATGAGTTGTTCATCAAAGTAAGACAATGCCTTTTTCATCCGTGCAGCGACAAGGCTAAGACCATGTTTATTTGAGAGTTCTGCATTTGCAAAGAGCCTGGCTTCCTCCTTCTGTTCTCTTTCCTTCTCGATCAATCGTGCCGGATCCTCCATGGGTTCTGGTGATTCCTTCTGGCAGGTTCTCCGTATCATCTTTGGTCTGGGTCGTATGGTCTTTGATTCGAAAAAGTCTTGGAGCTGATAATTTTCTCGTTCTATCACCTGGAGTAGTTCCTTACGGCTGTCCCCTGGACCGAACGATATTTCATTCTTCAGGGCACCTTTGTCCTTTGCAAACTCAAGAGGATCATCAGTCAGAGTATTATCCATGCAGTCAAATATCGTGATTTCATCCCACCAGCTTAAGGTTAGTGCCTCGATCTGATTGTATGTCTGTTTCTGACAGTAACTTTCCAACATTCTAACCTTTGCCGCTGGTCCCAGGACATTCGGCATATTCTTGTGTCTCTTCCGATACGCTACAAGGAATGACATCTTCGCGAATCTGGTGAGGTTTCTGACGG